AACTCAACCGACCTTTCAACAACACCAAGGTATAGAGAACTATGTGATGAGTATAATTTTCTACATATAAAGAAAAATAATTTGGGTATTTGTGGTGGAAGACAGTTTGTTGCAGAACATTTTGCTAATACAGATTTACAATATATGTGGTGGTCAGAGGACGATATGTTTTTCCAAAATAAACCAGATGAGACTTGTAGAAATGGATTCAATAGATACACACCAAATTTATTTAACAAGTGTACTGAAATAATGAATAAAGAAAATTTTGAATTTCTAAAAATAAATTACACTGAATTTTACGGTGACAACGGAACTTGTTGGCCGTGGTATAATCTTCCACAAGAAAAAAGAAATGAGTATTTTCCAGAAAAACCAAATTTACCAATCAATGGATTAGACCCAAATGCGCCAAAAACTAAGTTTAATAATATAATGTCACATAAAGGATTACCATATGTTGATGGTGAAATATACTATTGTAATTGGACTCATATTATAAGTCAGGAAGGTAATAAAAAAATGTTTTTGGATACAAAGTGGACTTATCCTTTTGAAAACACTTGGATGAGTCATCATTACCAATTAACAAAGAAAAATCAATTAAGGGGTGGTTTATTATTATTAACTCCAGTTGATCACGAGAGATTTGACCACTATGCAAAAGAATTAAGAAAAGAATGTTAAAATATTTTATTTCCTTTACTTAAATTTTCTTCAGCCCATAATGGTTGTAGGTTTGTATAATGGAATAATTTTTTTAATTCATTTTCATTTTTTGCCGAGGATAATGGGACTATATGATCAATATGCCAACCATAATAACCATAATTTTCCCAAGACATTCCAATTGTAAATTTACTCTCAATATACTCAATTAATAAACTATAATCACACCCAACTAAATCTGTTGTTTTTGGGTTATTGTATTTTTTATTCATTAGTTCGTTTATTCTTGATCTTAATGAATTTTTTACTTTTACTATTGGGTTGGAATTATATTTTTTTAAATACTCCTTCCTACTTTCTTTGTTTTTATTATACCAATTTTTAAATAAATTTGGGTTGTTTTCTAAATATTTTTTTCTTTTAATTTTTATCAATTCTCTGTTTTTTTTACGATATTCTTTATTTTTTTCGGAGATAGAGATTTTATTTTTTTCAGTATATTCTTTTGATTGTTTATTCATACATATTTTACAACTTCCTCTATATAAGTTAGGATTTTTGTTGTTTTTATAAAACTCACAAACATCCTTTTCTTCCTTACATTTACTACAAATTTTTGTTTTCATAATATTCTCTTAATAATTTATTAAGTAATGTTGACTTTTTAATTTTTTCTTTAACCATTCTATCAAACAAATCACGATCTAAACTTATTCCAAATTTAATCTTTCTGTCTTTTTCTAATTTTGTTGGTCTTGCCATATTATATAAATATCTTGTTTATTATTAAAGTTTCACTATAATTAATAATAAATAAAAAATATTTTCTTTCTATCAAGTATTTATAGTAAAAACACTAATGGAATTCTACATAAAGAAAAATGCGACTTTACCTATTTTAAAACTACAAGTAGTAAAAGACGGGAGGAGTGATTATAATAATTTTATGTCTATGATAGAGGAGTCTTCAATATTCTTTTCAATGGTTAATGTTGAGACAGGAATTCCTAAAATTTCCACAAGACCCGCAGGATTTGTTGAGAAAGTACAAATAGATCCAAATGCGGATCCAGAATATTATATATACTATCAGTTTACCCCAAGAGATACAAATAAAGTGGGTAGGTATGAAGGTCAATTCTTATTAAGAAATACTGATGGTACATTAATTTTACCAATACGTGAACGACTTTTTATAAACATACAAGAAAGTTTCATATCTGAAGACTTGCCTTATGAAAGTTGTTATGTAATTGATTTTCCTTGTTGTAATTAATAAACATAAAATAAATTAAAAATGAAAGTAACAATTGAAAACCCTAAAACTGTGGTAGTTGTACCAGAACAAACAAAAACCGTTAATGAGATTAACATTAAAAGAATGGTTGATTTTCCTGAAAGAAAGATGGTTGTAATTCACACTGATCAATTTGGTGAGCCGATTACTTTATGGGAAGGCGATGCTTACGATGCAATTGGTGATTGGACAAATGCCGATGTTGAGGCAAGACTAAAAGAAATTTATCAAGCATAATATATCCCCCAAAAATAAAATTGGGGGTTTATTTTGACATTAGTTTGTTTTTATAATATATTTAAAAAGGAAGGTAAATGTTGGCATAGACCAGCAGATAATGAACCAATTTAAATATATTATTAATGATTAATCACGAAGAAATTAAATCGTTCCTTGAGGGATCGGATCCTGAACAACATATTGTTTCCATAGAATATGATTATGTTTCAAACTGCATTTATAAAATCAAAGAAACACCTGATAAGGGTAAATCAATTCAAAAAGACAAACTAACCGCATTTGCATGGGTTGGTGATTTACGAGGTCTAAATTTTTACAACTCATCTAAAGATCAACAAAAAGAAGCAATGACAAAATATGGTATTGTCATTGAGAAATTACGCACCGATGGAAATAAAAGATTGGAGAATGGTTTAACGTTTATGGTTAAATCGTTGAAAGGTTATAGAGAACTCATTCAATTTTTTAGAGATGGTGGAATAGATCCTTGGGGAGAAAAAACTAAAGATAAAATAATGGTTCTACCTCCTGTAGAACAATACCTCATCTCAAAAGAAAAAAGATTATTTAAAGGTTTTGAGGAATACAACGACATTACAAGGTTTGTATTTGACTTGGAAACGACCGCATTGGAACCTAAAGACGGTCGTATATTCATGATAGGTATGAAAACTAATAAAGGGTTTTTAAAAGTTATTGAATGTAAAGATGAAGATCAAGAAAGAAAAGGACTTGTTGAGTTCTTTAGAATTATAGACGAAATAAAACCTTCTATTATTGGTGGGTATAACTCAGCAAACTTTGACTGGTATTGGATCTTTGAAAGGTGTAAAGCCCTTCATATTGACCTTAAAAAGATCCCAACATCTTTAAATCATCTGAAACCAATTTCACAAAAGGAATCAATGTTGAAATTGGCAAACGAAGTTGAGAGATATAACCAAGTACAAATGTGGGGGTATAACGTAATTGATATTATCCATTCTGTTCGTAGAGCTCAGGCAATCAATTCAAATATAAAAGAAGCGGGTCTTAAGTATATTACAAAATATATTGATGCCGAGGCTAAAGATCGTATTTATATTGATCATACTAAGATTGGCCCTATGTATGCTGAAAAAAATGAGTATTGGTTAAATACAACAAATGGTAAATATAAAAAAGTCGGATCAGACCCAAAGGTTGATGAGGTATGTTATAGAAGAGGAGATATATACATAAAAACAACTGGTGATGATATTGTTGAGAGATATCTTGACGATGACCTTGAGGAAACCCTAATTGTTGATGATGAGTTCAATCAAGGGACATTTCTTCTTGCATCATTAGTACCAACAACATATGAAAGGGTTTCAACAATGGGAACTGCAACATTATGGAAAATGATAATGCTTGCTTGGTCATATAAGTATGGACTTGCTATACCAAAGAAAGAAGAACAAAGAAGATTTGTTGGTGGTCTATCAAGACTACTAAAGGTGGGATATTCTAAAGATGTATTAAAACTTGACTACTCATCACTATATCCATCAATTCAGTTGGTTCATGATGTTTTCCCTGATTGCGATATAACGGGAGCGATGAAGGGATTACTATCTTATTTTAGAAGTACTCGTATCATGTATAAGAATTTGGCTTCTGAATATAAAAGTATTGACAAGAAAAAGTCATTGTCTTACGATAGAAAACAATTACCAATTAAGATCTTTATCAACGCATTCTTTGGTTCACTTTCGGCACCACAAGTATTCCCATGGGGTGATATTGACATGGGAGAACAGATTACCTGTACGGGTAGGCAGTATCTTCGTCAAATGTTAAAGTTCTTTATAAAACGAGGTTATACCCCACTCGTATGTGATACCGATGGTATGAACTTCTCATTACCTGAAGGTGGTGTAGATGATCGTGTTTATATTGGGAAAGGTTTAAATTGGTTGGTTAAAGAAGGAAAAGAGTACAGAGGTTATGATGCTGATGTTGCGGAATTTAACGATATGTTTATGAGGGGTGAAATGGGTCTTGATTGTGATGGAACATGGAGTTCATGTATTAATCTTGCTCGTAAAAACTATGCAACCTTAGAACACAACGGAAAAATTAAATTAACGGGTAACTCAATAAAATCTAAAAAAATGCCTAAATACATTGAGGTGTTTTTGGATAAAGGAATTAGACTACTTCTTGAGGGTAGGGGTCAGGAATTTGTTGACTACTATTACGATTATTTACAAACTATATTTGATCAAAAAATTCCATTAATGCAAATTGCTTCTAAATCAAAAGTTAAACAGAGTATTGAGGATTACATTAAAAGAAGTAAACAAACTACAAAGGCAGGTGCTTTGATGTCAAGACAAGCACACATGGAACTTGCAATTAGAGATGGTCTTAATGTAAATTTGGGTGATATTATCTATTATGTTAATAACGGTACAAAGGCATCACACGGAGATGTTCAAAAAGTTAACAGACCAAAAAAGGGATGGACTGATGAACAGATAAATTTGTATTTTTCAAACTACAAAAAATCAGATTATAAAAATAAAGAACAATACCTACTTAATAATGGTTGGGAAAAATCTTGGTCGGATGATAACTGGGTTCGTAGTGATAGTAAATATAAGGAGGCTAATACGGGAATACCAACAGATATGGCATATAGAGTTGCAACTTCAGATTCGGTAATTCAATTAAATTCCTATATGTTAGATCCTTCTGACATTGAAAATAATCCCGATATGACAGGGGAATATAACGTACCGAGAGCAATTGTTACTTTTAATAAAAGGGTAGAACCATTACTTATTGTTTTTAAGGAAGAGGTAAGAAGTGGACTATTAGTTAAGAATCCTGAAGAAAGAGGATTTTTCACAAAGGAACAATGTGAACTTATTAATGGTGTTCCATTTGAGGAAAGGGATCAGGATGATCTTGATGAACACTTAATGAAAATGGAAGAAGGTGAAGTTGAGTTTTGGGATAAGGTTGGTATTGATCCTAACTATATGTATGAATTGGCAGAACCTGGTTGGGAACAACACGTATAAAAAGATGGGTTAATTTAACTTTAACCCATCTGATGAAATAATATACCAATTACCCTCAACAAAAGACAGATGAACACAAGAACCTTTTTCTAAAAGAAGTTCATCCCATTCTTCATCAATGGATCCAATATCAGGTTTAATTAAAACGGTAGTCAAAGATTTAATGGTTACCGTTTTATTTTTTTCTGAATTTAAAGTTATTTCAGAATTTTCTACATCTTTAACTATCACTAACAATTCCTCATTAATTGTGTAGTTTTCGGTTGTTACAACTTTATCTGTTATAACATTTTGTGGTACAACAACTCTATGTGTTTGATACTTAACCACATTTTTTCTTGGTGAAATGTTTTCAATACGTAAACTCATATTACATAAATTTGTCTTGGCATGGCTCTGAACTTTAATTGCTTATTTAAATTTTCTGCAATTAACGCCTCACGCTCTAATACCTTATCAGGTCTTAATCTTGTTAATTTACCTTCAGCACCAATTAATTCCTCAATTAATTTGGTTTTTTCATCTTTACCTTCAGTTGCTAATGATTGGTAATCCATTGTTAATTCACTATCGGGTGTTTTAAGATTACCACTATATTTACCTCTAACTTTTGATAGTGTTTCTTTACAACTTGCAATAAACCAGTTTCTTACCCATATCTGCGCAGGGTGATTAAGATCAACCCAACTTAATTTATCAATTGGAACATCGGAAGGTAATTTGATAATATCAGGGTTATCCTTTAAACATTGATCTCTTCCTCCTTCAGTTGTGTCATAATACCAATACCAAACTTTACCCTTTGCTAAAGTTGAATTACCAAAATCAAATTTACCTCCCGGTGTGTTCATTAAATGTATTGCTTTCTTCCCTCCCGGTAATGCAGTGATTCTATATGTTAAATCTCCCGCAATAATTCTTCTTTGAATATTAATTTCTTGCATTCTTAATAACATATCAAATGCTGGCATCATAAAATATGATCCTGACATATTACCAAGTTGAGCGTATCCCGCAGGGCCTGAAATACCACCTCCAGCAATACCACCAAATGTCCAAGGATCAAATAACATATTATTTAACTCTGCCGGTGTAAACCATAATAATTCATTAATTTCTCTGTTTGCGGGTATCTCATATATTTGTTGATTTGGAACCAACTGAATATAGTCTTTCTTTAATTCCCATTCTCCACCTGCCTGTAAACCAACAATTTTGGAATACGCATATGTGTATCTTGTTTCATAATCCAAGCTTTTAGATACGAACGCTCTTGCAACAGATTGCGTGTCAACGTTTAAGTTATATAAACTTGTCCATTGAGATTCAATCAACCAATCGTGAACATATTGAGAATACTGATCAATTGAAAACTCCAATAATGTATCCATTTGTTCATCCTCCAATTCTACACCCCTCAATGGTGCTCCTAATAAATGTCTGATTTTTTTATATAAGTCAGATCTTTCTGGTTCTGGTATTATAGACATAATAAATGTTTTTATATAAATATCCAACTAAATAAAAACTAATTATTTGTGGGTTAAATTATAAGGTTTCCTCCGACTGTTATTTTTATAACATACGAGACACAACTGGCGTGCCCCCCCCCTTTAAATTATAGGTCTCTTCCAACCATTTTAAAGCCGCGGTACACAATTTTAGGAGGTGTGACCCCCTTTAAATTATAGGTCTCTTCCAACAAGATCTGATCTTCATAATTTCCAAAAAGGTGGTGTGACCCCCTTTAAATTATAGGTCTCTTCCAACCATACCTTCAGAATCTCCTGTGTTTGCAAGGTATTCAGACCAAAAATAGAATTAAAAAACGACCAAATTCTTTCGTAATTTATATAAATATCCTTATATTTTGAATCCTGGGAATAGTAAAATAATGGTTTTCTGTCCTCATCAATATAATATGTTCTATTGTCAACAACCACCGGTGTAAGATCACCAAATTTCTTGTTTAACCATTTTAATGCCGATTTTTCTCTACGATCAACCGATTCATTAATTGTTTCTTTTTTGTTTGTTTTCAAGTCATAAAGACTATTAACGAATTCCCAATTCACGCAATCCCAAAAATTTTTAATATATTGATCTCTTTTATTTCTATATTTCAAATAATATGCGTGTTCCCACAAATCAAGACCTAATAATGGATATCCACCACCATCAATGATATTCATTAAAGGATTGTCTTGATTTGGTGTTGACATTATTTTTAATCTATTTGTTTTCGTTAGAACTAACCAACACCAACCCGATCCAAAATTATCCATTGAGACTTTGTTAAATTCTTCTTTGAATTTCTTAAAAGAACCAAATTGTTTTAATATTCTTTCCAAGATATCTCCCTTTGGTGTTTGTTTTTTTGGTGATAACATTTTCCAAAATAATGCATGATTAAATGCTCCACCAGCATTATTTCTAACTTTAGTATCAAACTTACTTATGGTTTTAATTATATCCTCAAGTTCCATTTCACCTTTCTTATTTGACAAGGCATCGTTAAGTTTTTTTACATATCCTTTGTAATGTTTGTTATAGTGAATATCCATTGTTTCGGGATCCACAAATTGTTTTAATGCCGAATAAGAATAGGGTAATTTATCTATTCCTATTTTTTTCATTTCTAATAGGAATTGTTCTTGTATTAATTCTTTATCTTTTTTAACAAATTGTTCAGAGATTAAATCAATTCTTTTTAATGTATTTTTAAAACCTTCGTAAACTAATTCAGTAAATTCAGGGTGTTCTTTCTCAAAAATCTTCATTAATCTTCCCGCATATGAGTTAGCTTCATCTTCATTTTGACCACCAATATCTGGGCCTCTTTCTCTACCTAAAATTGAATGTTGGTATTCGTGAACCCACTCGTGAGATAATGTTTTTAAAATATCTCTATTTAATCTTTTTTTTGTTAATACTTTTAAAACGTGATCATTATTTCTACTACCTGTTGTCATAGTACCAGTTCTTTCGCCTAAAAATAAAACTGTAATATCGTGATTAAGAGGAAATCTCTTTTGTAAGAATTCAATAAAAACTTTTGCAAGATCCCTACTTTCCTTTGTCATAGGGCATTTGATATGTTTAATAGATACTTTCATTAACGATAAATATCCGTTAATTAAAGTTTTAACGTTTTCTATGTATTGAATTTAAGATCTCCTCAACAACATCCCCACCGTTCATTAATAAATCATCCCCCATTACGGTGTTGATAATTTGTTTCTTATTATTAAGGATATCATAGATTGCACCCTCTATCGTATTTTCAAACAAAGGGTAATAAACTAAAACATTATTCTTTTGACCATAACGATAAGCTCTATCTTCCGCTTGTGAATGTTCGGCAGGAACAAAAGATAAATCATTCATTATTACAACTTCAGCTGCGGTTAGAGTTAACCCAACACCAGCCGCTCTTAAATTACCAACAAAAACTTTTATTTTATCGTTTTCTTGGAATTGGTCAACAGCATATTGTCTTTGAGGTTTTGTACAACTACCATCTAAATAAACAGATTGTTTTCCAAAATGATTATGTATCATTTGTAATGTGTCGGTAAAGTTTGTAAATATAATAACTTTTTTACCTTGCTCAATAATATTTTCGGCAACCTCAATTGTATGTTTTATTTTTTCGTTGGCAACTATTTTTCTTGCTTTCATTAATTTACTGAACTGAATTGTTAAAGATGTGGATTCTTCTTTTTTGTTTTCATACCATTCATAATATTCACCCATCATTTCTTCATAATCTTTTGATTTTACTCTCAAATAGATTGGGGTGATTATTTTTTCAGGTAGATCTAACACCTCTTCTTTTAACCTTCTTAAAATTTGTTTTGACGTTCTATCTCTTAATTCCTCAAGATTTGATGCTCCCGTTACGTTCCATACTTTTCTTTTTCCTGCTTTGAACTGATATCCTTGACAATACCTAATAGCATATGCCATCCAATTTTGTGCTACGGGACTCTCAATCAAACTCAATAAATTGAAATAATTCATAGGTCTTGAAGTCATTGGTGTTCCTGTTAACAACCACAAACGATTTGCGCTTTTACTAAAACTATTAACCAATTTAGTTCTTTGTGCTTGAGCATTTTGTATATAATGAGCTTCATCAATAATAACCAAATCAGGATTGTATTTGTAAATCAAACTATTTTCCTTGTCTTTTCCTGTGTCATAAAAATTCTTTAAAATATCATAATTTACAATAACAAAATCATGATCCAATGAAAAATTCTTACTTTCAGCAATATAAACGGATCTGTCGGTATAATTTGCAATTTCCCTTTGCCAATTTATTTTTAATGATGATGGACAAACAATTAATATTTTTTTTGCACCTGTTTCTAATGCTGCAACAATTGTGGATGTAGTTTTACCTAAACCCATATCATCCGCCAAAATGAATCTTTTTGACCCAACCAATTTTTCCACCGCCTCAACTTGGTGGGATAACAATGGTCTATGATTATATTTGGAATAATCAATGTCAACTTTTTCTATGGTGTGTGTTTTAATTAATGCCGATTTTGGAACCCAAAATTCTGATAACTGATCTTTCTCAAAAAATTTACCCCAAATATGATAAGACTTTTCCTTTTCAACTAAAAGTTTTTCAACGTATACTTTTTCAGGTGTTTCTAATAGATATTTTTCTTCAGCAAACTTCTTTGCAAAATAAGAATCAAGATCAACCCATTTACGAGCAACTTTTGGTTTAACATCAAAATAAGTTAATATATAATCAGATTGACTTCTTGTAGGATAAAACTTTTTATTCTTTTCTTTTTTTGATTTAATGTATAGAATATAGTTATTCGCCCCTGAATATGTATCAAGTGCGTCTAAAGCTTTTTGCTCTATTGTTTTTGATGTAATCTCCAAAATAGTTAATTTATACTAATAATAATCAATATTTGGATATTTATCAATAATATGGATAAGTTTGAATTATATGGTTTATATTGTCCTTATACTAATGAAATAAAAAATTAAGACAATATGGGATATATAAACCAAAATCTAATATTTATAATTTAGTGGTTAGTGATATAAAAAACCATTTAATAAATGGATTAAACTATGTTCAGATTGGTAAAATCTACGGATGTAATAATAAAATTATACATAAATTTGTAAAAAAACATAACTTATATGTCAAATAACAAAGTACCTATAACAAGGCTTGGTAAATTCTTCTCCGAAGAAGATTTTTTTTTTTAGAAATATCGCTTGGTGAAGAATGGTTGATCGGTGATATGAATTTCACTTGTGTTCTTTATCGTATTGATAGACAAAAAACAAAAACTGATGATGTTTATGGTGAAACAGTTGAGGATGGAATTAAGTTTTTACCTCCCGTAGAATTTAATGCGTTTGTCCAAGTTATGGCTCCTGAAAATAAAAATATGGGATCTTCAAAAATAGAACAGATGGAACCAGGTAATATTAGAATATCGGTATATCAAAAGACATTAGAAGATCTTGATATTGATATAAATTATGGTGATTACATTGGATATTATGAAAGCGAAACAAATGTTAGATATTATTCTGTAAATAATGATGGTCGTGTTGTGTCCGACAATAAACATACCTACGCTGGTTACCGACCTTTCTATAGAACTATTGTTGCTTCTTACGTTGGTCCTAACGAATTTAGAGGATTATAATTATGCCATTACCAAAAAAAATAAAAAAATATTTACCTCTTGTTGAACCAAAAACATTATACCCAAGAAGAGAGGAATTAAAAGAGCTAATTGAGAGAGATGGAACATATCTTCCCAAATCATTACTTCATGCAGATTTGGATCGTGGATTTTTGGATTTCGTTAGAGATGAATTAACTTGTGTGGTTGAGGGTAAGACAGTACCAATGGTGGATATCTTAATATCAACACAAAATTGGTCTCAATTCGTGGAGACTTGGAACTTCCAAAATATTGATAGAAATGCCGAACCTCCATTTATTACGGTAGTTAGAGACCCTGTTCCTAAATACGGAACTAATCCCGCTTTACGATATAATATCCCCAATAGAAGACAATATTATTATGCTCAAGTCCCAACTTGGGATGGACAAAGACATGGTATGGATATATATAAAATTCCACAACCAGTGCCTGTTGATATAAAATATACTGTTATAATAGTTTGTAATAGAATGAGGGAATTAAATAAATTCAATCAAATAGTTTTAGAAAAATTCTCATCAAGACAAGCATATCAAGTTATTAAAGGACACTATATTCCAATAGTAAATGATGATATACAAGATGAATCTTCTTTTGATCTTGAGAAGAGAAAAGTCTACATTCAAAAATATAACTTCACTCTTTTAGGGTTTTTAATTGATGAAGAGGAGTTTGAGGTTTCTCCTGCAATCTCAAGAATATTTCAAATGTATGAAACAGATACTTCAACAAAAAAGAGAAAACAAAAAAAAGAAGAACCAAATCCACCATCAAATTATGAAGTTAATTATCCGTCAGGTATAACTCAAACAATTAAGACATTTAATTATAATGTTAATCTTAAACCATCCTATTCTTTGAATGTGGATAATTTTGATGTTTATATTAATGGGGATTATTATGGTAATAACGTTGAGGAGATCCAAATTAATAATGGGGATCAACTACAAATTGATGTGGTAAAAAATGTTGGGTTTGATGATGCAATTTTAATCTTTACTCAAGAGTTATTATAATTACTCACCATAGATATCTTTTTTTTCTTGACATTTTTCAAGAATAAGATTTTCCAAAAACTTATACATTTTAATACCTCTTTTATCACAATACTTTTTTAAAACATTGTGAACATCAATTGATATCTTCAAATTCTTTATTTTTTTTTCTTCGTTTTCCATAGGTAGAAAAAAGGCAGAATAAAATCTCACCAAGATATAAATACTTTTATATAAGTAAAGTTTTTGACAAAAACATCAATATTTATATAATAAAATAAATCTATAAATTAAAAAAGACAAAATGGCAACTAACAGTAAAGTATTTGTATCACCGGGTGTTTATACTTCTGAAGTAGATTTAAGTTTTGTGGCTCAAAGTGTTGGTGTAACAACTTTAGGTATTGCGGGAGAGACTTTAAAAGGCCCTGCATTTGAACCTATCTTCATTAGAAACTACGATGAGTTTACAACTTATTTCGGAGGAACTTCACCTGAAAAATTTGTGAATACTCAAATTCCTAAATATGAGGCAGCATATATCGCTAAATCATATTTACAACAATCAAATCAATTATTTGTAACCAGAATATTAGGATTATCGGGTTATGATGCAGGACCTTCTTGGTCTATTGTAACAACAGCAAATGTTGATCCCGCAACCGTAGGATTTAATTGTGCTAGTGGTGTTACGGTAGATTGTGATTTCGTTTGTACATCCGCAAACACTTTGGATTTTACAGTTGATTTTAGTGGGTGTAATAATTCACAAACAACTATTTCATTCTTGAATTCATTCCCTGATGAGATTCAATCAATATTAACAGAACCTTATACTCAATTCAATGGGGGAACCTCATCTCTTAATGATAATATCACTGAAACTATTTTTGACATTATTACATTAGATGATCCTCTTACAGGTCAAACAATAATTGACTACTTTGGGTCAATAGATACTGATGATTATAATATATTAAATCCAATTTTTTCTGCAGGAACAAGTAATAACAGATTTGATGTTCCTTCAGTTTCATTTGATGATACTGATTTAACTTCACCTCTTAATGATTCTTGGTATTACGCATTGTTTGATAATACAGGTAATGGAAATTATACAGGTTTTTCATTTTATAGTTATGTAACTGGTGTGACCGCAACCACTACATCAACAAATTGTGCGTCATTCTACGATTATAGTATTAGTGGTACTTCTGGTGTTATCAATTACAATACAAATGTAATTAATGTTTGTTTACCTTCAGGGTTTACAGGTGATTTATCGGCTTTAACACCGACATTCAGTGCTTGTACAACAGGAGTTACTGCGGAAAGTGTAACACAAGTAAGTAATACAACTGTTGTTAATTTCTCTGCGGGAACTGTTACCTACACTTTAACTTCCGAAGATGGTTCTACAACTACAACTTGGGTGGTTAATGTTGTTGTAAATGATCCATGTAATCCTTGTAATTTCACAAGCGGTGGAACACAAGACCTTGGTGAAATAACAACTTGTTATTCAGGTAGTGTGATTGGTAGACTTTACTACTACACAGGAAACACATTTACGGATTATGATAATTTAGTTGTGGCAACATTAAGATCAAGAGGTATTGCAGATTATACTGACGGAACAAATCCAACTTGGGAAGTAACAGGAATTACTGATGTTACTTTAGATATGACGGGAGCGTATTCAGGAGTTTCTAAAAACCCATACTTACCATTCTTGGTTAATGTAACAAATTATGAAGGAACCAACTTTAGTTTTGAAACTTCAATGTCAACTTCTGACGCAAAATACATGACTAAAGTATTTGGTACTAGTAACTTTGGTAAACCAAGAAATACGGTTCCGGTTTTCTTGGAAGAAAGATTCCAATCTCTATTGAATTATGCATATAGAAAAGGATATATTAGAGGTTTAAGTTCTTCTTTAATTTCTTTGGACTCAGCACAAAGTGCTTCATCTACATCCATTGGATGGTACTTGGATAGATACCAATCTCCAAGTTCTCCTTGGGTTGTTTCGGAATTGAGAGGTAATAAAGTTTACAACTTATTTAAGTTCTACACAATTGCTGATGGTAATTCTGCAAACACTGAAGTTAAACTTTCAATTACAGATATTTCATTTGCTAACCAAACATTTACAGTGTTAGTTCGTGATTATTTTGACACAGACTCAGCACCAACAGTTCTTGAGAAATTCACAAACTGTTCTATGGATCCAAGTCAAAATAACTTCATTGCGAAAAAAGTAGGTACATTGGATGGTGAATACCAATTGAATTCTAAATTCATTATGGTTGAAATGAATGAGGACGCACCAGTTGATGCTCTACCTTGTGGATTTGAAGGGTTTACATTTAGAGAATATGCGGGAGCAAGATCTCCATTCCCTATTTTCAAAACCAAATATGATTTCCCTGGTGAAGTTATTTACAACCCACCATTTGGATTACCTACAGGAGGAGACAATACAACAACAACAGGAGGTGATAATGTAAGAAGAACTTATCTTGGTATGTCAAACTTCTGGGGTTATGATTCTGACTTCTTTGATTATGTTGGTAAGAGAAATCCTATTTCTCCTTGTGATTTGGAAGGTGCCGAATGGTCATATAAAACTAGAGGTTATCACATGGATAAAAACGCTAGTGGACTAACAATCGGAAGTGCTTTCTCAACAAGTGGTACTCCAAGATTCTATGTTGGTGACGCGGCGTTTAGTTCAGAACCTACAAATGAAACAAGTCCATACTATAGATTATTCTCAAGAAAGTTCACATTGTTCGTACAAGGAGGATTTGATGGATGGGATATCTATAGAGAGTATAGAACAAACGGAGATAGATATGTTCTTGGTAGAACAGGATTCTTAAACGGAGCGTGTGCAACTGATAGATATCCTACGGCTACTGGATGGGGAGCGTTTAAACAAATATCTCTTGGGGATGGTACAAGAAGTTGGGCAAATACTGACTACTACGCATACCTATTGGGTATTAGATCATTCTCTAACCCTGAAGCGGTTAACATCAATTTATTTGTAACTCCTGGTATTGATTATGTTAATAATTCAGACCTTGTTGGTGATACAATTGATATGATTGAAAATGAAAGAGCGGATTCGTTGTATATTACAACAACTCCTGACTACAATTTGTTTGTTCCAACAACCACAAGTGGAGATAATTTGATTTACCCACAAGAGGCGGTTGACAATCTAGAAGAGGCGGGAATTGACTCTAATTACACCGCAACTTACTACCCTTGGGTATTAACTCGTGATACGGTTAACAACACTCAAATTTATATTCCAGCAACCGCGGAAGTAACGAGAAACTTGGCGTTAACTGATAATATTGCATTCCCTTGGTTCGCAGCGGCGGGTTATACTCGTGGTATTGTAAATTCAGTTAAAGCACGTAAGAAGTTAACTCAAGAAGATAGAGATACTCTTTATATCGGAAGAATTAACCCAATTGCAACTTTCTCTGATGTTGGTACAGTAATTTGGGGTAATAAAACTCTACAAGTTAGAGAATCTGCACTTGACAGAATCAACGTAAGAAGATTATTGTTACAGGCACGTAAATTAATATCTGCGGTTTCTGTAAGATTATTGTTTGATCAAAATGACGAACAAGTAAGACAGGACTTCCTAAATGCGGTTAACCCAATTTTGGATTCAATCAGAAGAGATAGAGGTTTATATGATTTCCGAGTAACAGTTTCTTCAGATACTGCGGATCTTGATAGAAATCAAATGACAGGTAAGATTTACATCAAACCAACTCGTTCGTTAGAATTTATAGATATCACATTCTATATAACACCTACGGGAGCATCATTTGAGAATATCTAATGATAAAATGAAAAAGGAAAGGGAGATTAATTCTCCCTTTTTTTATTTATATGATATTTATTATTATGAATCATAGAATATTAGTTAGGCAGATTATGACCGAAATGGTTAATGAGGTTGAATCAAAAAAGTATGGTCTTAAATATTATGCGTTTGATTGGGATGATAATCTTATGAAAATGCCAACGGAGATTATTCTTTTAGATGAAAACGGAGATGAGGTTGGCATGTCAACCGAAGACTTTGCGGAATACAGAACTGAAATTGGAAAAACTCCATTTAAATATAATGGTAGTACTATTGTTGGTTTTGCCGAAACTCCATTTAGATATTTTAGTACTCTTGGGGATCAAAAGTTTATGAAGGATATTGAGACCGCCCCTTTAGTGAGAGAGCCTTGGTCTGATTTTGTTGAGGCAATCAATAACGGGTCAATATTTTCAATCATCACAGCAAGAGGTCACCACCCTAATACACTTAAAAAAGGTGTTTACAAATTAATAATGATGGGAAGAGGAGGTCTTAATAGATCAAAACTAGTGGAGAGTCTTAAGGAGTATAGAAGAAAAATGGGGTTAAAATTTATTGATGATGAAAATTCATTAATAAAAGATTACCTTGATAGATGTAGATTTTATCCTGTTTCATATGGTGCAGGATCCGCAACCAATCCTGAAGAAGGTAAAATAAGAGCAATGGAAGAATTTATAAGTTATGTAAAGAAACTTTCATTAAGACTTCAAAAGAAAGAATATCAATTTGTGAATGATGTTAGTAATAATTTTGTTCCATTTACCCCTATGGTAGGTTTTTCAGATGATGACATAAGAAATATTGAATCAATGAAAAAACATTTTGAAAAGAAAGATGATAATATATTAAGAACTTATCATACAAAAGGAGATGAAAAAAATATTTATGAGCAACTAGTTAAAAGGATGATATCAAAAATTAAATCAAAGTAAATAGAAAAATTTTAATAACGATATATTTATAATAAAAATAAACAGAAATTTAAAACTAAAAAACCATGGCTGATTTATTAATGAAAATGCCAGTTCCTTACGAACCGAAAAGACAAAACCGATTTATTATAAGATTCCCATCTAGTTTGGGTATTAATGAGTGGTTTGTGGAAAGTGCCGCAAG